TAAACTATTTTTGGTTTTTCGACTTTAGTGGCTGGAATATATTCTTCAAGTAAATTTTTTATTTGAATAGAATTTCCATAAACTTTAACTACTTTATTATTTGATTTTTGTATAAAGTAGTGTTCGGCAACACCATGTCCCAATTGAATTTTTTCATCATATTGGCAGGGCGCAACTTCCTTTAAATATTCATTCTGCAAAAATGAAGCAGCTGGTCTTTTGACTTTGTAAATTTTTCCATCTACAGAATCATAAGTTTTTGAAGGAGTAAAAAGAGCTCTTATTTTACTAGCATTACCTTCAATTAAATATTCTTCGCCATCTAAATTTTTTAAAAATAATTGAGTTAATCCAGAACCAACTTTTATTATTTTTGGAGAAATTACAGATTCAACAATAAAAAATTCATCCCCAATCAGCATTTCTGGATGCTGTTTGGTCAATTTTAAGGATGTTTTGTTCTTTCCAAAGAACATTATGTTATTTGTGATACGTTAGACAATACTTGTATGTTTCCACGTAAAATTGTTTGTAAGTCTTGAAGAGAAGAATGGTAAACTTTTACATCATATTTACACATTCTATCTGCAGTCAAATTATTTGCAAAAGAAGATCCAATACAAAAATTAAGAGTTCCACCTGTTGCTCCTGCAGAAATTCCACCAGTAATACCTTTTGGAAAAGCCAAAGTGGCATTTGTTTGAATATATTGTGTATATCCCACTACAAGAGGCTCATCATAATAGCCAGTTCTAACTTGCATGTATAGGGTGGTTCCACCAAAATCAAATGTAGAACCGCTCGTAAGGCCTGTGAAAAACCCAGACCAACGAGCAGTGTCTCCCTTTACTACAATAATGTCATTGTTTTGAGCCATTGATTCTCCAAAAAATAATGACCTATATTCTAGGTCATTATTAAATATTTAGAGATTTATTAAAGCTTTACTGGCTGCTTATTAAGATCGATGTTTAATGTAGTTTTATTGGAATTTTCCTTAACTTTAACTATTGCTTCCATTTGTTTCTTTGTAACTTCTTCTTGTTGTTTTACCAATTGTTCATTAAATTTGGCAACAGTATCGTGATACAATTTTCTATTTGCCATTACACGTTCTTTTTGTTCTTGTGGTAAGAATGGTTCTGATAATAGTTTGTCACAAGCTGCCAATCCCATGTGGAATTTACCAACGTGTGCCGCTGTGGTAGCAACCTCATCCAAAATTCCCCAAGTATAAACTCCAGTGTCAACAAACAAAATATTGTCTTGTGGCAATGGAATGCTCAATGCGTGACTGGCCATTATAAATGCATTTCTATTTCTATTATGCTTTCTATAAATGCAAGACATTTGCCAGAATGGTTCTGCTCTTATTGGAAGTGTTTCGTGTGCCATTAAGAATGCATCAATAACTTCACTTAATGGTTTTTCCAGCAATTCTCTGCAAATTCCTACGCGCATCCATGAATAGAATACTTCTTCAACCCAACCACCTTGCGTGGTTCGTTTTAAATATTCTTTTTCTGCAATATCAAACATATGAGCATCAAATGCAGATTGAGCTAAGTAAAACTGAGTTCTTACGTTATTCGGGTGTTCTTCAAGATACTTCTTTAAGAACTCATAATCTCTTCGATATTTTTCTCTGTCGTCTCCCCCGGCTTCTCTTGCTCGGCATCCTTCTGTTCGGACCTCCCAAGCATAATCACCTTCAAGTCTTACAATGTTTAAAGGTTGTTCACAAATTGCATATTCGTGTAGTGGTTCTTCGTACCACCACTTCTTTTTTCCAACATTGAAAAGCTGGGCACGATACCACTCAAATGGACCTCTTTTAATTTTGACAATATAACCATCAAAGTTTGTATCCAGTTTGTCTTTTGGAAATGCTCCAGAAATAAAGTCATCGGCGTCGATCATCAAAGCCCACTGTGTCTTGCCAAGGCAGGCTTCAAGAGCCAAAGATCTATTGTGTCCAAAGTGTTTCCATTCGTGATCTAAAATTTCACCGGGAATCCCTTTGCTATCAAAAAAGTTTTTGATAATTTCTTTTGTGTTATCTGTTGATCCTGTGTCACAGATAATATAATAATCAATATATGGTGCGACAGATTCCAGACATCTTTGAATGTTTGGAGCCTCGTTTTTAACGATCATGCTTAAAGTTAAATTGTACATTTTTTTTCCTTATGAATTAAAAAACTTACGAAGAGTACCTGGATTAAATTTTGGAATCAAGTCCCAATCATCCTTTTCATCATACTTAATAATTTTAATACCATTAACTGGCATTTTATTTTCAATTTTTGCTTCATCAACTACTTCTAAAAGCTCCCAATCTTTTAATAGTTGAATAATGGCATTTCTGCGCTTAATATCGTCTTCAGATACATTAGAAGGAAGTCCGTCCAGCGCAAAAAGCTCTTTAAAATGTGCGATAATATAAACATTATTTTTATAAATTAAATGGCAAGATTGATATAAAATCTTTTTACCTTTTGGTGATACGCCAATTCTAGATAGTGTTTCTCGCACTACCATAAAATCTTCATCATCAAATAATTTTACATGAACGCCTATATTATTAAAAATTTTATCTGAGGTAACCGACATAAAATTCACTCATCCTTATTAGTTCCACCCTTATATAAAGACTGTTTTAACAGTTCTATTTCACGGGGTCCAAGTATATTTAGAACTTCTTGGGCCTTGGAATTATTGTAACCGTAGGCTTGTTTTATTATTTCTATATTTTCTTCAGTTTCTTTTTTTAGCCAGGTGCTCCGTCTTTTCTTTTTGCGGATTCCAAATCGCATAAAATCAAATTGCATTTTTTTATCCAACGCCCAGCAACAATTCATTTCATTTGCGTGAAATATAGTGTCAACAAAGAATGAAAAATTTTTATTAACCAAATACGGCAAATAAAGCTTTTCAGCTTTTTCGTCTGTCTCAAAAAGATCTATTTTATTGTAACTGATACTGTTTACAAAATCAAATAATTTCATGCAAACTCACAATCCATCATTAATTGAACAAGCATTGCCATGTTATTAATTTCCTGGTCCGCAGCAAAACTAGATTTATATTGGTATTCCGCAATTATAAGAATTGCCTGTGGAATGGAATTTGGCTTTAGCGAAGTATAAAGTTCACTATAAAGCTTTTTAAAAAACTCTGTCGTATTCAGATCAATATTTGTAACAATCCATTTACGACAAGAAGCAAAATCTTTTGCTTTCATATATCCAATAAGTTCTTTAAAAGACTCGCTACTTGCTTGAGTCAAAACACCAACATCAATTTTCCCACAAGAAGAATACTTTTGTAATTCGTTAATTATTCTTCTAATATCTGGAAAATGTTTTTTAATTAGAGTGACCAAAACATTTTTTTCATATGGAACTTTTTCCTCTTGAAGAATAAATTCCACTCTCTTCAAAACTTCTGATGCAACTGTGGCTCTTTCACTTGATGGAATGGTAAAATCAATTCCAGTGCACCTTGAGTGAAGTGGATCAATCACTCTGTTTTTGTAGTTACAAGTAAGAATAAATCTACAACTATTTGCAAACTCTTCTATGGCACCTCTCAATCCAGTTTGAACACCATTGGTAGCATAATCAAATTCATCTAAAATAATGACTTTTCCATTACCAGTCAAAGAAACTGTGGATGCATACTGACGAATTTTTACCCGAAGAGTTTCCATTCCATTGTCTTCGGAGCAGTTAATTATCAATGAATTCATGTTCAACTCTTTTGCCAAAACTTTGGCAACAGAAGTCTTACCAGTCCCAGCTTTACCATAAAACAGCATATTTGGTATTTTGCCATCATCTACCATGCCTTTAAACATGGTAGACAATTCAATTGGCAGAATGCAATCTGATAGCTTATCGGGTCGGTATTTTTCGACCCAAATTAAGTTTTTAATTGTAGACAAAATTAATCCCTCTTAGTTGCGATGCAATACGAAAGCAGTCCAGACTCATGAACAAATTGTGTAATTACATTTTTTGTAAGATTTACTTTGTAAGAGCCAGGGTAAAACTTAATTGCTGAAACGTTAAAATTACCCTCATAATCTGGACCACTATAGTTTTCATTTACAATTAAAGAAAAACTATTTGATGTGTCATCATTTTGATCGTCAACATAAATTTTAAGATTACCATCTTTGGCAATAATCTTCAAATCGCTAACTTGAAGAATGCTAGAAGCCTTAAGAATTTCATTAAGATTTGCTTCACTGAGATCAAAACTAATGATGCTTTCTGGGATATCCATTCCCTTTTTGGCAACTGTCAAAAGGCTTGGCTCAGAGTAATGGTATCTTACAAATGACCTGCCATTTGAAATATCAACGTGAGTATCATTAAATTCCAAGTCTGGATTTACAAACATACTAACAACGCCTAGAAACTTATTTAAATCCCAGATTGGAACTTCTGTTTCAAATTCTTCGCTAATTTTAGCTTCTGCATAAATGTTATTTGATGCAGATTTTGTGCGTAGAATGTTTCCGGGCTTAATCAAAATGTTTGAATTGATTGCCGAGAAGTTTTTTAGTATGTTAAGTGTCTCTTTAGATAAACGCATTTTTGTCACAGTATTCATATAAATCCTTTATAAAAATTAATCAAAATCTTTTCTATACATCGAATCGTTTAGCTTTTGCTTTTGTTCGTGTCTGTTGCCACGCTTGTTTCTGTTTTGTTGTTTTTTGCTGAATCCCGATGGTTTATTCTTGCGGCGATTAGTAAATTTTTCAAAACTCTCTTCATTCATAATTCTATTATAACTCCAGTAATATTAAAATCAAGTTTCTATCCATTGAAAACCATTTCCATCTTTATAATAGATGTATTGATTTCCGGAATCACTTATCCAAGTTTGATTTTCTATTGGTTTGATTGGTGGGTTAGATCCTGTTAGGGGATGATCTACACCAGTTATTTTCCATTGATTTGGATTTTGCAATGGGCTGTAAACTGTGGTTTCAGTGCATTGATAAACCTTTCCCTGATCTAAAACAACATCACCACGGGAATAAAGTATTGGTTGCCCATATTCGTCTTTTGTTTTGTACTTTCCTCTAAACATATACAAATATTTAGATATATGCTTTTATTTTTGAAAAATTATTTTTCTTTTCAAATTGTAGTGATTGATCAAATTTATCAACAAATTGATCTGCTTTGTGACTAATAATAAATATAGAACACTTGTTTTTCATTTTATTAAGAATTTTTAAAAAAGATTCTGTCCCAGCAGTGTCTAAAGAAGAATCTAATATTTCGTCAAAAATTAAAAGATTGCAATTCAAACTGTTTTTCATCTTTGCTATTTCACGCCAAGTCAGCAGTATGGCCAAATCGATACGCTGTTTTTCTCCCTCAGAGAAAGAGGAATATGAAAATTCATCTCGGTATCTAGACTTGATTGTTTCCTTAAATTCCTCATCGATGGTGAAGTCAACATAGAGGTTAAGCTTTCCGAGGAACTTGTTGACGAGTCCATTGATGATGGGAACATAATGTTTGATAATGCGGCTCTTAAGACCGCCATCCTTGAGGATATCATATACAACATCGTGGTGAATTTGTTCTGAAACAAGTTTTTCCAATTCTTGGGAAATGTCATTCTTTTTACTCTCTGAATTTTCCAAACTAACCAGTAGATTGGTCAGATTGTTAGAAGCTTCTTTTTCTTTCTTATCTTTTTGCAAAATTTTAATATTGGATTCAGCATTTCCAATTTTATAACTTAACGCATTTATGTCGTTTGCAATTATCTGCAACTCCTCATCCAAAGCATCATAATCCTTCTTAAACTCCTCCAGTTGCGTTTCTTTTATTCTGGCTGTCTTGAGAGCACTTAGTAGTTCCTCTGCTTTAGAGTGCTTTTCTGCCTTGTGTTTTTTGTGTTGTTCTTCTGGTAAAGTTTGCCCGCAGCACTTACAAGTTGCACTAGATTCTAAAGATTGAAGTTCTTCAAGCACCGTAGTCTTTAAAGTTTCAAGTTTTACAAGCATTACGGGAACATCTTTAAGATTATCAATTTTTTTCTTTAAAGTTTGCAGTTCTTTGGATTTTTTAGAATATAGTTTAGCGTGTTCTGATTTAAGATCCGTAGTTTTTATAATCTCTTCAGAATAACTTTTAATTCTTTCATCTAAAATTTTAATATCGTCTGCATTGTTGTTTTTAACCTGATTGATAAAATCTTTTTGAGATTTGATTTTTTCGTGTGCAATCTTTAGTAAACTTTCATTCTCTGCAATAGAAACTTTAAGAGAACCAAGTTGGCCACGAACATAAAGATTCATATCAGCCAAAATATCCAATTCAAGCAAACCCTCAATAATTTTTCTTCGCTCTGCTGGAGTCAGTTGCATGAATGGGATAAAGTTTGATTTGCCAAGAATAACTACTTGTTTGAAAGCAGAATAGTCAAATCCGAGAATATGTTCTTCAAACATTTCTTGGTAGTCTTTACTTTTTGCATTTTGATCTAACAATTCACCATCTTTGTGAATTTCAAATATCTTCGGAGAAAGACCACGACGAACAAGATAATGTGAACCCGATTTATTAAACTCTATCTCAACAACACACCCTTTACCATTAACGCTGTTTACTAGCTGTGGTATATTGATAGGACGAAAAGGTTTACCAAATAATCCAAAACAAAGAGAATCAAGCAAAGCAAATGATTTGCCGTGTCCATTGGTTCCCGTAACCAATGTTGTCTTTTTTGTATTTAAATTAATTTCTGAAAAATTAGTTCCAAATGAACCAAAGTTTTTAAAACGAACAGATAAAAATTCTATCACTCTTCTTCCTTTGACAATGCTTTATTATAAGCCTCATCTACGATTTTGGCAAGTTTATTTTTGTCTATTGATTTATCGTTTATGGTATCCAGTTCTTCGTGTAGCAATTCCAAAGTATCTTTATGTACATCTACCGCAACTAACTCCGGGTTACTATAAACCTCTTCGGTTACTGCCAACTCTGCCACCCCCGCTTCATAAAATTTATCAATGTACTTTTCAAAAGCTGGAGCTTTAGTGCGCTTCTTGATAAAAATTTTGACATAACAATCTTTAAATAACGAATGGTCCACGGTTTCGGTGGAGTCTTCATTATAATCAAGCGTGTAGAATAACTTTTTTGGATTTTTAATAAATGATAAAGTACGATTGCTGAAGTCAAAGACATGGAAACCTTTCTCTTCCTTGACATCTGAGAAAGCCATTTCGTACTGCGTACCCAAGTAATGTATATTATCCCTACTAGACTTGATGTGGTAATGCCCAGTAAGAACATACTCAAATTTATCAAAGTGCTTTGGTTCATAGCCTTGTTCTACAAACACTCCACGTATGCTTTGGAACCCATATAACTCTAAATGTCCTAGCAATATCGAACATGATGTTTCTGAAATAAATTTTGCTGCTACTTCCTCATTTTCAGAATTAATCCAAGGAATTAAAGCTACACAGCAATCTGTTAAATTTATCTCTGCTGGTTCTGAATATATTTCCCAATTTGGATATTGGGAAACCAACTCTTCTAATGAATTAACTCTATTATTATTCCGATAATAGGTGTCATGATTGCCGCAAATAGCAATACATTTAACACCCATGTCACGCAAAGGTTCCAAAAACCTTTTTCTGACTTCATAAAGTGTTTTAAAGTTGACATATTTTCTCCTGTCAAAAACATCACCCAAATGAAATATAGTTTTAATGTTATTTTCTTTTATATAAGGAAATAAATTTTCTTCAAAAAAAGAAAGAAAATAGTTTAAAACTATTGGGGAATCTGCTTTGTACCCAAAATGGGTATCGTTTAATATTACAGCTTTCATATATCAAACAAAGTTTTTTTTGTTTTCTTTTTTCTTTTTGCTCGCTTTTTAGGAGCACATATTTCGTCAAATCTTTCCATATCAGAATCAGTTAAACCAAAAAAATCTTTACGCCCAATGTCAACTCCGGCATACACTTCATTAAACCAATTTTGAAAATCTTTATTGTTTTGTTGTTCTGCAAATTTATATTGCACATATTTTTCTTTCTTTTCTTTATTGATTATACGTACAAAAGAAAACCAGCATATTTGGGTTAAATAACCAAATGGGCTGGTTGAAAGTTTAGGATCAAAATTATCAATGTAAGTTATGCAATTTAATACTGCGTCTGACACCATTTCTTCGCGATATGGGTAATTTGCAAAATTAGGACGATAAGATAGTCTTGAAGCTATCTTTAATATACATTCACCAAGATAATCTGGTAATTTTGGTTTTTTTCTACCAGAATTTTCTGCATCTTTACATTTCTTTTTATATTCAACTAAAGCATCGTAGAGCTGCTGATTATCTACATAATCAGCATCTGATGCTTTAGATTTTTTCTTTTTTGGCTTTTGCACAATATATTATACCTCAAACATCTACTAAATCAACATTTGTTTTTTTCAATTTATTTAACCAATAATCTACCATTTCGTCCATCATTTCAGTAAAAGAAATTTTTGGATTCCAGTTTAGTACTGTTCTTGCTTTAGTAGAATCACCTTTCAAATAATGCAACTCTTCCGGTCTACAATATTTTTCAGATGTTTGAATATATTTTTTGGTGTCTACACCAACTCTATTGAAGACATAATTAACCATTTCTTCAACCGTTCTTGTTTCACCAGTTGCTATTACAAAACTATCTGGTTCTTTTTGTTGTAGCATTAGCCACATGGCTTCAATATAATCTTTGGCATGGCCCCAGTCTCTTTTTGCTTTTAAGTTACCAAGTACAAGCTCATTGGCCAAACCAAGTTTGATTTTGGCTGCTTGTAAAGCAACTTTATTTGTTACGAAATTAATACCTCTTCTCGGAGATTCATGGTTAAAAAGAATACCAGAGCAAACAAATAATCCATAAGATTGAGCGTAATTTCTGCATAGGGTATGGGCGTACAATTTAGCACAACCATATGGGCTTACTGGGATCATCGGTGTCGTTTCTCTTTGAAAGCCATCTGGATCTGAAGAATTTCCAAACATTTCTGAGGTTGCAGCATGATAGACTTTAGAATGTGGAGAAAATCTTCTTACTGCCTCTAAAACGGCAAGCGTACCACCACCATTTACATCTAAAGTATATTGTGGTAACTCAAAAGAAATTTGAACGTGAGACTGTGCAGCCAAATGGTAAATTTCATCTGGTTGCAATTTTTGTATTGCGCTTTCTATACTTATTGGATCTGTTAAATCCGCATAATGCAGTGTTATTAAATTTTTATCGTGAAGATGTTGAATTCTTGTTGTTTGAGATTCGGGAACAGAATTTCTTCTAATTGTTCCGTGTACTTCATAGTTTTTTTCAATTAAAAACTCTGCTAAGTACGAAGCATCTTGTCCATTGGCACCGATTATTAAAGCTTTTTTCATATTATACTTTGTATTAGTTTCTATCATAATTTTCTCTATTTGCCATATACCAGTTTATTGTTTTGGAGATACCTTCATTTAAATTAATTTTAGATTCCCAACCAAGTTTATTGAGTCTTTCATTACTTAACTTTCTAAGTGGTGTTCCGTTTGGTTTACTAGTATCCCAAACAATTTTTCCAGTGTAACCCACTTTTTCTTTTATTGTTTCTGCCAATTCCTTTATTGTAACATCCATTCCCGTTCCAACGTTAATAATGTCTGACTCATTATAGGTATTCATTAAAAATACACAAGCATCTGCCATATCATCTGAGCAAATAAATTCTCTTGTTGGTGTGCCATCGCCAAAACATGTTACCGTAGGTAAATTGTTTTCTTTAGCATCAATAAATTTTCTAATAAGAGCTGGAATTACGTGACACTTTTGAATATTAAAATTATCATTTATTCCATATGCATTTGCTGGCATCAATGAAATGCAATTGAAACCATATTGTTGTTTATAATATTGACACATTTTTAAACCAACAATTTTAGCCAAAGCATAACCAGCATTGGTTTCTTCCAACTCACCCGTCATCAAATATTCTTCTTTAATTGGTTGTGGTGTGATTTTTGGATAAATGCATGCTGATCCTAAAAATAATAGTTTTTTTGTTCCAGTAAGATGGGCGCTGTGTATTACATTATTTTGTATTTGTAAATTGTCGTATGTAAACTCTGCTGGGCATTCTTTATTCCAGCCGATACCACCCACTTTAGCAGCACACAAAAATACATATTCGGGCTTTTCTTTATTAAAGAAATGCCAGACAGCCAACTGATCTCTCAAGTCCATCTCTTGGCGTGTTCGTTTAATAATGTTTGTATAGCCTTTTTCTTCTAGTTTTCTTACTATTGCTGAACCTATTAAACCTCTATGTCCAGCCACAAATATTTTTGAATTTTTATTCATCTTATTCCTTTATAATTGTTTCATTTACAATGTTTGCAATGTATTTGATATCTTCTTCTGTCATATCCGGATTATTTGGCAAATATAATCCATGATTATGGATTATGTCTGAGAACGGAAATACTTGCAAACCAAATTGTTTATAATAAAATGGTTGCCGAGACATACTGCCGCAAATCAACGGACGACATTCAACATTTCCATTTTGTAAATTGTTTGCTATTTTGCTTTTATTTGGGTGAATTATGGGATATGCAAAATTACTAACAAAATCAGAGTATTTTATTTTCCAATAATCATTTTTAATTAAAGAATCATACAATAAAAAGTTTTGATATCTTTTTATATTTTTTTCTTTTAATGTTTTGAGTTGATTGATTCCCAAAAATGCTTGAACATCTGTTGCTCTTAAATTAAATCCCGGATAATAAAAAGTATAAAAATTTCTAAAATCATCTATATTATTTTCGGCTTGCAATTTTTCTTTTGTTTCTTTAGAAAGATCACGGCTCCATCCATGAGATCTAATTGATTTTAATATTTCATATAATTCAAAATCGTTAGTGCAAACAAAACCACCTTCTATTGTAGAAAAGTGGTGGCCGAAGTACGTTGAAAACGATGACATTAAACCAAAGGTTCCGGTTTGTTTTCCTTTGTATTCTGTTCCAACGCTTTCGCAAGAATCTTCAAGAAGAATTACATCATATTTTTTACAAATATTTTGTATTTCTTCCATTTTATTTGGAAAGCCCAACACATGTACTAAAATAACGCATGCTGGATTGTGTTCTTTGCAAAGTTTTTCAAAATACTCTATATCTAATCCCAAAGTGTCTTTATCAGTTTCGCAAAGAATGGGCTCCAATCCAAGCTGAATGGCTGGACTAATTGTAGTAACCCACGATACGCAGGGTACAATAATTTTATTATTTTTTAGTTTGTTGCTAACCTTTAAAGCATATACCATAGCTAAATTAGCGGAGGATCCGGAATTAAGGAATACTGCATGCTTGACCCCAAGCCAATTAGCCCACTCACTTTCAAATTGTTCGGTTAATTTGCCTTTAGTTAATTGCGGGTAGGTTTTTAACCAATCACACAATTGATCTATTTCATTATTTGAAATGGTGTCTTTTACAAGTTTTATTGTTTGTCGCATATGTATTTTTGCCAAGAAATTGTTTTTTCGATTCCTTCTTCAATTTTAATAAATTGTGGTTTACCAAATTCGTTTGTATATCTTTTTAAACTTAGATTTACAGCTTTTGGATTCCCAGACAATGCATTTTTATCATCTTTAGGAATAGAAAGACTACAATTTAATTTATTACTTATCTTGGAAGCCAACTCACTTATTAAAATTTTAGAATCTCCGCATACATTATACACTGTATTTTTTCCATGTAAAGTAATATTAAATATCATTTCTACCAAATCCATAACATAACCATATGTTCTCATGGACATTCCGCTGTCTAAGAGTGTTATCTCGCCTTGCTCTAGACCTTTTTGTATAATGCTATGCATGACTCTAGAATCATTTATTCTGGTTCCAGGACCGTAAGCCAAACTAATCCTAGCAATTTTTACATCAAATCCTTTGTCTTTATAAGCGTGACATATGGTTTCACCGCATCTTTTACTTTCAATATAACATGAGCGAGGATGATCTGGTGTGGTGGTTCCGATCTCTTCTTCTGTTATGTTTTCCTTGACCAAACCGCTATAAATTTCACTGGTACTACAAAAAACAAATGTGCCGTTTGGTTTTAGTAAATTAAAAAGATTATTAGTTGTTTCTGTATTTAATTTTATGGTATTTAACTTATCGCCAGTAAATTTTTGTGGCTGGGCATATCCTGCAGCATGAATGATCACATCAAATTTTTCATTTACTTCTGCAATTGTTTTTGCATCTGTAAGGTTTCCAAAAATAACATTGCATGTTTCAAACAAATTTGATATTTTTTTATCTAGTTTAGAATTGACCCAGCAAAATATTTCTAGATCTTTTTTCTTTTTTAGCTGTACCAGAGTTGCAACAATGTGAAGCCCGATTAGACCAGATGCGCCGGTAATCAGTATTTTTTTATTTGCTAGTTTAGAAAAATCAATAGAATTGATTGTTTTGTCTGCGTCTTTATAAATTATTTCAAGCATTCCAATACCCTTTTATTTATGCCAACCTCATCCATTTCGATATTAGCATCGTGCTGTTTTTTTGTGCCGTAGTTTGTTAAAAATTTACGAGGAATTCCTATATTGTATAATTTATATTTTTGTCCTTCTAATGCCTTTGTTATTAAATAATTTGTAGTTCCTTCATAAAAAGGTTCACAAATTATAATAATCTCGTTGCTATTTTGCATCAAAGTATCGGCATCAAAAGGTCTTACTGTTGTATAATACAGAATCGTAACATCTAAGTCTTTTGTGGCATTCAATACCGATTGTAAAATATTTCCATAACATACAATTGTTGCTTTGGATCCCTTTTTTACAACAATTGCTTTTCCAAAAGAAACTTCAAATTCTTCAGTATTTTCAAATTCACTTAATCTAAAGTAAGTAGGGTTTCCATTATTGTAACTAACTTTTAATAATTTATCAAAATCTGCTGATGTTCCGGGACACACTATTTCCATATTAGGTATAGACAGCAAGCAGGAAATATCTGCTGGGCAGTGGTGGGTGCATCCGAGAGATGCATAATCATATGACGCACCAACACTGATAAAATTACCATTTAAACATTGATAACCAAAATCGACCTTTAGCTGCTCCAGAGCTCGTTCTACGATGAACGGTGCGATGGTGTGTACAAATGGAATTAAACCCGTCTTGGCCAGTCCTGCTGCCACACCTATCGTGGCCTGCTCAAGGATTCCTATATTGTAGGCTCTGGATGGAATGTTTTTTAGTTCATTTCTGAAACCAAATACTCCTATATCCCCAAGAAGCAGACAAGTTTTTTCATTTGAATATAAAATTTCTTGTATAGATTTTGTAAATTGTTTTCTCATTAATTTAGCTCACCGATAAAAATATTCAACTCATCAATATTTGGAGACTTGTGATGCCACTCTGGATTATTCTCCATCACTTTAATGCCTTTACCTTTTATGGTATTTGCAAGAATAAAAATTGGCTTGTCTTCTGATGTATGAGAAAAAGCATCAATCAATTGTCGTTGATCGTGTCCGTCTACTTCAAGACAGTCCCAATTAAATGATTTAAATTTTTCTTTTACATCATCAATTTTTACTGCTCTATCTCCTGATCTGTTGTGGTCCAATACGCAATAAAGATTGTTTAGTTTGTGGTGTGATGCTAGCATAGCAGATTCCCATATAGAACCTTCGTTCGCTTCTCCATCACCTATTAAGACAAAAACTTTATTATCTTTATTTTGTATCTTATATCCCATTGCCATTCCAACAGCTATTGGTAATCCGTGGCCCAACGAACCAGTTGATGTCTCTACCGATTCTGTTTTATTGCACGGATGGCCACCAAGTTCTGAATTAAAATCACAAAAACTGTTTATATCGCATTTCAGTAAATTAAAATTATTTAATACAACATAAAGCCCTAAAGATGCATGCCCCTTGGACAATATAAATTTATTGTTTGTGTTTGTAATAAATTTACCGTAAAGAACATATAAAATATCAAGAATAGAAAGAGAGCTTCCTATATGCCCCTCTTTCTTTTTATGAGCTAGCTCTAATATCTTTTGTATCAGGTGTTTAGTCATTTTGTATCAAAATTTTTATAAACTTTTACACTGTCTTCACGCAATGTTTTTCCATCTTTGATCGCCGCATCAACCATTTTATTAATTGCCTGAACATACATTGGCCTCTTTTGCTTGAAGCAAATATCAACCTTTCTTTTTATATCAGCCAATTCAGAATCTGTTTTAGCGATACCGGCCATATCTTCTAAGAACCATGTTCTGATGTGAAGAATCACTAGTTTTTCAATTACTTCTCCTAAATTATCAGAAACGGCTAATTCCAAAGGCAATTCTGGTATCCCGTCTTTTTTATCTAATACTTCTTTTACCCTGTGAGTGATTAATTCCTCTATTTTATTTGCTATATCAATCATAATATCTCCATAATTTCATTTTGAATTATATTACATATGTGTCCATAATCAAAATTATTTGACCAAATTTGTTTTGCTTGTTCTTTTGGCAAATGTTCTGGTAATGCCCATTTACCATCAACCATATAATTTGTAAAAGAAATAAAAGTTTTATTTGGATTATATAAGGTTTCTTTGTTATGACAAAAACAAAATGGCCCGCTTCCTTTACCAATTATAATATTGGATTTGGACCCAAGATAAGCAATTTCATTTAAATCACCACCATTGGTTTTTATAAAATCCGAAGTATAAAACACATTTGGAAGTTGTATTTTTGATCTATTATCCGTCAATATAAATGCGATATTTTTATTTTTGGGTGCTAGCGAAAGTATAATATTATCTAAATTTATATCTGCTGATTGTCCAGATAATACTGGCCCATTTGATATTAAAACATACTTATCGAATATATTATTTTTTAAAAATTCATCAACATGTGTAACATCAAAAAAAGACCAATCTATTTCTGGAATATAAAAATTTATATCCTCTATGGAAATATTTAAACATCTATAAATATTTTGAAATTTTTTATAATTTGTATTTAATGAACAACCCATCATCATTTCTAAATGTTTACCATTTGAAGATCCGACCCAGGTGTTTACAAATAATATTTTATTTTCATTATCTACAAAAAATTCATTAGAATTAAAATTAAATAAATTATTATTTTTAAAAATAATGTTTTTTATATCTTTTACTATTTTTAGTGAGCTTCCCAGTGGCAAATAATATTCAGAATGAATATTTATTTTTTTTTGTAAATCTTTTACAAATTCTCTAGAGTAATGAACATCGCCATTGTGCCCACCATTATAAAATATCAATGTATTAATTTCACTCATAATTATTTTTCAAAAATAAATATCCCACATCCATTCCACCAACCGTTTGAATCTTCATATCCTTGAAATGAAATATGAGAATGAATTTTTAATTTTAAATCATTAATTGCTCTTATAGTCCCATATTGTACATCTGTCCAAGTCCAGTCATCAACCATATAAATAAAAGAATTTGCCATAGAAGGGTAATAATACTTTAATGCCAAATAATGATCTTCTTCTTTATGATCACCATCATAAAAGTACACGTCAATATCTTTCATGTTTTGTTTTTCAAAATCTATTTTAAAACAATCTGAATCGATCAAATTAACAGGACATTTTAAATTTAAATTCCAATTATTTAAAAAATCATCTTTTGGTGATCCAAATTGAGAAAAATTATCTATAACCCAATGGTTTAATTTATTTTCATTTCCATTTAAAGCTGCTATTACAGTAGATCCATGCCACACACCAATTTCTACATAATTTTTTACAATATCTCTTGATAACAATCTGTTAACAAATTTTTTATATTCTTTTCCAGAAAACCCTTTAATATTAAAAATTTGATCAGAAATATTATATTGATTTTCATTATTTAATGCATAAAAAACTGAATTTTTTAAGTCGTTTATTCTATTATTCATTATTATTTTCCTTTATATTAAAAAATCATCTAAACTGTATATGAGTATCTATTTGCTCGCAATCTATCTCAGGCTTAATTATTCTTACATAGGTTGAAACATTGCTGCTGGTAAATATCATTTTGTCACATTTAGATAATGCTATTCCTTCTTTAAAAATATCAATAGCTAATTTATCTTTGTCTTCAAAATTGCAAAATGGTATTGTAACATCAGTGCTACTTCGTGTAATATTTTCATTTATAAAAAGTTTATCTCCATATTTTTTTCTAAATGAATCTACGATTTTATATTCATCCGTAGCCAAAAAAACATTATTATATTTTCCAGTTTCTAAATTTTTATCTATTTTTTCAAAATAATATTCATCTGGTAAAATATCACCATGTATTGCGTGGTCTGTTCTTCTTACATGCACACCCAAGGTGTTTGACTTGAATGGAACTATTTCTGATAAATGATTAAAAATTGGATTTGCGAAGTAGTTACACCGTTTTAATGCATCATTTACTTTTATAATTTTTTCTATTGGAGTTATTGGAGTATAGTATTGGTGACTAAGATCAAAAACACTTAGTGTCTTTGACCACTGTTCTTCTGTCGGTGGAACAGTTTGTTTAAATATAAATTTATCAAAAAGATTTTCATTTACATTATTTTGGTAGGTCTGTGCTTTCCATATAAAATAAAAACTGTTTATATTATTTTCATACAGATGCAATAAGCTGGCTGCTATGAGATTAAAACACGATAATAATCCACCAGTCCTTCTTTCTATTAAAAGATAAGCCATATTACTCCTTTACCTGCAATACCATTTTATTAAATGATTTAAAAGTTTTAAAAGATCCACTGTGTGTATATGATGTAAAATACGTTTCTTCTTCTAAACCAAAACATCTATCCAATTTAATTGGAGCGTGTATCGGCATTATTTTATTTTGACACAGTTTTGTAATCATACAATCATTTGGACCAACATAACCATTCTCTTCTATATAGTCACACATTAACTGGGCTCCAGCCCTAGTCAACAAATATGCAGCCAATCCCTCACACAATAAAGGCAACTGTGCTTTGTACTCAATCAGATTATCATTTTTTTGTTCAACAAATGGTTGTCTATATAAAAATTGTTTAGATTGGTTGTGTGCGGTAACATTTTGAAGATTTATAAAATACAAATCATCACAAATTAATGATTCAAAAAATTCTATATTTGCATTTGGTTTTGCATCATCTTCGCAAATTAAAATACTTAAATCGTTTGTATTTAAAAAAGCTTTCCAAAGTTTATAGTGGGCTATATAAGCAGCAATCTCTCCAAATCTGATCCAATTTCTATTCGTATTTTCTAATAGTTTATCCTCATTAATTTTTATTTTATTATTTTCAAATAAAATATAATGAGTACCATTTTCTTCAATAAATGAACATTCATTTAAAGCTACACCGCTTTTAAATTCAAAATTAATATTATATTCATTGAAAGATTTGGTTATTTTTTCTTGTCTTTCTTTAGCTTCTGGTAATGTAATTATTTGAACTTTCATAATGAAATTGTTTGTTTAATTTGATTTTTTATTTGCTCATATTTTTCATTTATATTATAATGAAAAATTGGACTATTATGAATAGTTTGATATAAACTTTCATCATTGTCTACCATTTTTACGTATTCCAAAACATCATGTATCGAATTAAAATTATTTACATAAATAAAACTGTTTGGATTAAAATCTTTTAATACATATTCCGATCCCCAATAAATTGGTATGCAGCCTGATGTTTTTGCTTGTAAAATTTTTTCAGTAACATAACCCAATTTATTAGTATTTTCATATGCCATGCAAAATTTATAAGGTGAAATTACGTAATATTTTTTTAATTGATTTCTTTCGTGATCCCCATTTCCAAAAGGTAATCCAAAACCATCTGTTTTTTTATATGTGTTTAAGGTTTGCCAAAATTCAATTCTATTTTTATGCACTGCAGAAAATGGTGTTATACAAAAACTTGTTTTTGGTGTATTATACCATTCATTATTTTGCAAATTGTTTACATTAACTGGAAGTATAGGATTTTGATTAGATACTAGATTATATCGATTTATATAGATCATCCACAAAGGAAGTCTTATATTACCTCTATTTAAATCTGTTGGATCAAAAGTAAAATGATATTCAGCAGTATCATAAAATGGATCTTTTGGTTCTGCTATGTGTGATATTAATTTTGTTTTTGATCTATCTAAATTTGGTGGTACTAAATTTTCTCCAATCAAACACAAATTAGATTCGTAAGGATTTGTTGTATAACTAAAATCTTTACCATAAATATCTTGAAATAAAGATTTAAAAAAGTTATCTTCGTAATTAAAATCTGGCCAAAATCCGTATATTGATAATTTAATCATTTGCTATGCTATTAAAAATATAATCATCAGCTGTAGTAAGATTGATAACTTTTTCAAAATTATTTTTTACGTATGGTAAACATTCTTGATATAATTCTGGTGTAAGGTTATCAAATGTTTCTAGATCGTCAATAAAAATAATACCTCTTGAATCAAAATCCTCTTCTATTGATCTGTCACCATAATAAATGGGAACCGTTCCTGTGGCAAAACAATCTGTTATTTTTTCAGTATAATATTTTGGATAAATGCTATTTTCGATTACTATGGAAAACATATAATCTTTTAGACCATCAATTTTATCTGGAAGATATCTATAATCTCTGCCAAAAATATGATCTTGATATTTTGGATTGTTTTTTAGTTTTTCAAATAGCTCCATTCGTTTAATATGGCCAGAAGTAAATTGTTTAAAACTTGTAATATAAGAACATAACTTATTTTTTTCGTATACTTTTGGCTCTTTTATCCACGGCATGTTTGATGCTGGTGGATTGTATTGAAAAAAATTAGGATCAATGTTTATTACTCGTCTATCGTTGGTAAATATTTTTTTATAACGTAGTTTTAAAACATCTTTATTTGATGTTATACCCATTAAAATAGATGATATAATTTCCGACGATTCCCCCAGCCAACCATATTTTGGCCCAGTGTATCCATCATTTAAATATCTAAAAATAGCATCGTCAAAATATACAACAGGTGCATTTTGTTCTGGATATTTGTTGAATACCCATTGAAATGTTTTTGGTGGATAATTTAAACAAGAATGTGTAGTAAAAGCGTTAGTAAAAATATTCAACGTATTCATATAATCACCCAGTCTTTACAATATATATCAGACCATTTTTGAATGTTGGTTTTTTCTCCAAACCAAGATGCGGGTGATATTACTTTATTGGTATTTGATAGCCATGCACCCCACCAACTAAAAGTACTATTTCCTATAATGTGATAGTCACAAAGACTCATTAAACACATATCTGTTTTTTCATCAAGATTTTGACCTAAGTTTTTATTTCTTCCATTATTTTTTAAAACATCGTAAACTTCTAATGGTGTATCACTAAAAATTACATATGGTATATCTTTAGGTAAAAAGTTTAAAGCATTTAAATAATAGTCTTCTTTGCATATTGGATGATGTCCTGCCAATAATTTAAAATCTCCAATTCTTACATGAATTGCTATCAAAGGGTCTTTAATTTTTTTTCTTTTTTCTAAAGCTTCGTCATATACATTATCTTTAAATGTAAATTCTTTTTTAATATCTTCTCTGTAATCTGAAAAATATTTTTCACTTTGAAAATAACCTCTTATTTCCGTATTATCTTTTACATTAAAAACTTCTTCATTGTAATCCCAGCTAGGGGCTTCATATAAATATGAAGGTAAAAAATTAGAACAATCTTTTGCACTTAAATTTTTAAAATATTCTGGTAATGTAAAATTATAATATGGATTTGTGTGTTTATTTTTGTAAGGTACCCCAAATTCATAATTATTTTTTTTAGCTACTGAATATAAACAGGCATATTGAAACATTTGATTTCCAGTTCTGCCGTGTACACCTAAAGTTTTAAATGATATCATTGAAATGTTGTATTTCTGTTTTCTAGAGGGCGATCAGTAAGCATTTGCCATTTATTGGAACTTTCCCTGTCGTCACATTGATAAATTAAAGGACTATTTGGTGTATAAACTTTAAACTGGGTTTGTATTCCGGCTGTTCCAACATCCCAAGGTTTATTCAAAGTATAAAGACAAAACTTCCCAACTTCTGACATAGCTTGCCTATAATTTTGTGTTACATATAAAATAGCATGTGCTGCTAATATGCCGCCAATTCTTAAATAATTTTCATCATGTTTACATGATCCATAGTAAATATTGCCATGTGAAATCCCAAGATAAACACCATCAGCATCATCTGGAATTTCTATAACAGGATTAAAATTGTCTGCAAACTCTACGTCATCTTCCAAAATGAGAAGTGGAGTAGAATACTTTGCGTCATCTAAAATTTCAATATGAGACATTCCACACCCTCTAAAATGGGCAATACTTTTATCTGTATTGGGGGGAGGTGGAATTACAATTCCTGGTTTTCTGTGTGTATTTTTAAAACCAAATTTTTGAAATCGTTGTTCCATAGTTTCAGCATTTTTCTTTGCTGAATCTAAATTTATCCAGACTACTGGAATTTCACGCAAATCAATAATCATTTTAGTCCTTTCAACAATTATAGATCACTCTAAAGAAATGTCAAGATTATTTATTTGACTTTACTCTAGAGTACTTTAATATACATCTTAAAAGATGAATCTAGAGAACCTTAAAGAACTTATTAATAAAGACTCTCAAATAGACTCTACAGAGTTAGGAATAGAGTCTCTTAAGATACCTCAAATACACTCAAAGTATCTTACAATTTTAGCAGATGTCAAATTACTTTTGACCAAATATCAAAATGATTTGGCTGTTTTAAAATTGCGTAAATGGAAAATTTATACCGGGAAAGTTTCAAGAGAAGAACTTGAAGAATGGAAGGAAGAACCTTCAGATTTAACATTACTAAAAAGTGATGTTGAACAATTTGTGGAAGCAGATCCAAAAGTTATAGATTTAAAATCTAAAATAGCAGTTACAGAAGTAAAATTAAAAATGGTTGAAGAATACATACGTTCACTCAATAATAGAAATTTTATGATAAAATCTGCCATCGAATGGCATAAAATGATGAATGGTATAGCATAAATATTATGTGGACATTGAAGTTGAATCTATTGATGAAGTTCGTTACTACATCAAAACAGAGCAAGCATTAAAGAAAGAGTTACGGGACTATTTTTCATTTATGGTTCCAGGTGCTCAATATATGCCTATGTTCAAACGCAGACTGTGGGATGGCAAGATCCGTCTGTATGATATTCTTACATCCACTCTTCCCCGGGGTTTAAAGACTTACTTAAAAAAGTTTTCAGACGAGCGCAAGTATTCCATTTCTTTCAAAGAAAGCAAAAAAGATCTATGCATAACAACGGAGGAACTTGCTACGCTTTATACTGGACTAAATGTAACGGTGAAAAAGTCTTCTATACAAATGCATCCACATCAGTCACAAGCAATCGTCCACGCTATAAACAATCACCGGTGTGTAATTATATCCCCGACAGGCTCTGGGAAAAGTTTAATAATATACGTCTTGCTCCGATGGCTACTATCCGTAATAAAGCCAGACAGAAAAATATTGATTCTGGTACCTACGGTGGGACTTGTAAACCAGATGGAGTCTGACTTTTTTGACTATTCAAAGAATGATCCCAAGTGGAATTGCAGAAAATCAGTACACAAGATTAGTTC